TCCTGATGCAAGGGTCGAGTGGAGCGTAGCACCGAAGGACGACGCGGCCTCTTTCGCCGCGTTAAGACCGGCCTGCAGAGCGCTTACCCCTTGGTTCCATCCGCCTACCTTATCGCCCGAAATCGTCTTTGTGATGATATCCGTCAGCGGTCCCTTGCCGTTCGGGTTCAAGGAGAAAGTAGTATCTTTATCTCCTACATCTGGACCGGCTTTCAGCGCTTTGTCTTTCGCTTCGGCGAATCCGTCGACAGCATCAGTCGCCTTCTCCGCCGCGGCGGCTACGTCATCTAACTGCTTCGCGACCTCAGGTTTACCGGACCCCGAATCAGCGGCGCTTGCCTTGCTCGCGTTTTTGACAGCCGCGCCTGACACGCCGCGTAAAGAAGAAAAGCCGCTCATGGCATTACCGAGTTCTTCGATACGCCTGATATCTTCGCTCGTAATTCCCTTCGCGACTTCTGCGATTGCGGACAAATTGGTTGCGATGTTATCTGAAACAGAGATGCCTTTCAGACCGGAGAGCGCTTTGGCCATGTCCGTGATGCTTTTCGCATCGGTCGGAGAAAAACCCTTCAGGCTTCCAAGCGCCGCGCTGATATCACGGATACCGGTCGACACGTTGTTGTCCTTCACGACTTCACCCAGTTGCTTCAGTTTCGCGATAACCTGATCAAGGGAGTTTAGGGCTGATGTGTTTTTAGCGGTTAGGTTAAAGCCTATGCCGTTATACTCAGTTTCAGCCATCTTGTGCCTCCTTCTGCTTCTCCTGTTTCGCGAGTTCCTTCTGGACGGTCATCTTGTTCGACAGGTACGCGTACAGACGTTCCATCTTCAGACGGTCCTCTTCCTCTTTCTCGCGGCGGGCATCTTCCTGTGTGAGCGGGATCGGTTTCTCCGGGTACTTGGCCTTGGATCCTTTCTGCCATGCATTGGAGTACACGGTAGAGAAGGCTGAGTATGTGTACATACCGTAAAGCCATGCCTCCCAGTTAACCATACGACGCTTCTCCTTGTAGGCCTTCTGATAGAACCTGACAAGTTCAGCGTCGTCATCCCAGAACTCGTGATAGGTCATGCCCATCGCCATGTACATAGGACAGAGTTCGCGGAACAGTTCAGCATTTGTCTTCTTCTTGAGGACGGAAGACGTTATGCCTTCCGCCACTTTACCTTTTTTTCTTCTTCCTCCGGTTCATCGAACAGGTATTCCAGTGTGGACCGGTAGCATTCGATGAGTTCCTTCAGGAGTTCATCCTTGCCCGATAACTGCTTGTAGATCGTGTTCACGGTCTCTTCCTTAACACGCGGGTGGTGCATCAGGAAGGCGCCCTGAAACAGCATCGGGATCATGGTCTGCGGCTTCTCGCCGATCTGCTCGAGTACGAAGCCATTGCGTTCCATCGTAGTGATCGTTCTGCGAGAGTACTCCAGTGTGTAAAGTTCGTCGTCGAATTCGAATTCAATCTTTTTAGCCATTGCTAAACTCCTCCTTTGAGTAAGCAGGAACCGAGGGACTTGCACCCCCATCTACGGTTTTGGAGACCATAATGCTTCTGTTACACCAAGTTCCCATAAGGGGCGGGGCTTATGGTGCCCCGCCATTACCTGTTAGTCAGTGATTCTTGCCCACGGAGAGGACGGTGTGATGTGTACGACGATCTCGCGAACATCGTTAACGCCCTTACCGGAAACAGTGTAGGACAGAACGCCCTTGCCACCGAACTTGCCAAGTTCGCCGGTCGGTGTCGGATCAGTGCCTGCTACTTCTGTTCCACCGAACCATACCGCGTATTCCTTCTGCTCGTTCTGCAGTGCTTCAAGAGCAGTAACCGCGGCCATGTCGTAGTTGGCTGTGAAGTCCATGGAGCCATCGACATTCTGCAGGCCCGGGATGTAGGTTCTTGCGCCATCGGTAAGAGTTGTCGTTTCGACGTTCTCACGCGGTGCGAGCAGGTCCGGGTAGTCCTTGATATCAACGACCTTGGTGTAGGTACTGCCTGTTCCCTTAACCATAAGGAAGGACAGGTATGTGATTGTTGCTGTGTAAGCCATTTGGTCTTACCTCCTGTAAAAGTGTGTCTCACTGGCGACGCCCTCGTACCGGGCGGCCAGTCTATATACAGTTTCATCGTGGACGTCGGTACCATAGACCGTCGTCTGTGTGGAGTTCTTGATAGGTGTCAGCGCGATACGGCGGAAGTTCATCCTACGCATCGCTACGTCCACTACATCTGCGATCCGCTTGCACTCGTATTTACGTCCATCCTGTTTGTTCGAGTAAATATCTACATCGAACGTCATCCTGACATATTTCTCATCCAGACTCCCGTCGTCGTATACGGAGAAAGAGTTGATCTGCTCGATGCGTACATGCGGGAACACTCTCGGCATGTTCACGTATACCGCGGAGAAGTTCGCGTCGGTCAGACCGAGTTCAGCCTCGAGCGCTTCACAGACGTTCGTGAAGACTTCAGATTCCTTATCGATCATTTTGCGAATACCTCCTCTGCGATACTGGCGAACAGCGTCAGGATGTGATCCCTCGTCTGGTACATCGGCATGTTGGCGGGGTTACCGTATGTGTGTACTGAGTTCGGGTGGCCCTTGGCCTGCTCGGTGCCCGGCGGGGCATACCGTCCCGGTGTTCCAGTGTAGAACCAACCCCACGGCTGTAGGCCCTTCGGACCATACGATCCGGGGAAGAAGCCATACGCCAACTGGTGCGGGTTCTCATACCGGATACCGGTACCGAACTCGATGAACAGCACGGTGTCACCTGTCGCTCTTACTCTCGCCGTATAGCCGCCGCCTTTCTTCTTGACCGGTACTGGCAGGTCGACCAGTACGTCGGGTTCCCCCGCGTACGAGGCCTTCTCGTAATACATGAGTGCGGCCTCGATACCTACCTGCTGAAGGCGTTCGATGAACACCTGAGTGCGGTTGTCGAGCCACTTCTTGTAATCACGGGTAGCCTTGATCGCCCTGTTGATACTGGCCATGGAGAAGACGTCGATCTCAATTTCAGGTCTCATACGTCAACCGACTTGACGGCGATGGAGATCGAGTTCAGCGACCGGGAGATGTGGCCGATGATGTAGTCGTAGTTCGTGTACGTCTCGTTAATGTCGAGGTCGTCAATCCAGAACACACTGTTCATCGTGACAGGCAGGTCCGGGTCGCACATGACAATGACCTTGTCATACGCTTCTACCGAGCCGAACTGTTCGATGGATACAGATCCTGTTGCCGGGCTGATATTGCCTCTGCACTTCACTGGTTCGCTGTACACGATCCGCTTCTCACCGGTCTTGTTCCCGTAGTCGTCGAGGATGATCTCCTCACCGAGTGGGTTTGAGTAGTAGAACTCCCGCTCGTTACGCACCAGTATTCTCATCGGTGGAATCCTCCTCCGGGTCTACTGGTTCGAGGGGCAGGCCTGCGTACGGAGTAATCTCCGCAAGCAGGGACGATGGCGTGTCGGCCTTCTCGTACATACGGGTGATGCCGTTCTCCACGTGCATCGTCTCCTGCTCAGCGCCTCTTTTGTTGAGATGGTATGCGGCGATACGGATCATCAGGTCCCAGTACCGGGACGGTACTTCCGCCTCCGGTGTGGTCCGCTGATACGGGTAAAGCCTATTCAGGATGATGCTCTTTGCGAGAGCCAGATATGCGGTCAGCAGAGTGTCGTCAGACTCTCCTGTCATGGAGGAGAGAAGTAACTTCATGATTTCTTCAGTCATGCTGACCTCCTTTTCCTACTTGGATTTTTTCTTTTTTGCCGGTTTCTTTTCTTCAGCCGGTTTGCCGGGTGCGCTTGCTCCAATTACTGTCGGCATCGCCCACCTCACTCTGTAGCCAGAGTCAGACCGGACAGGTCGAGCGTAATCGTGCTTGTTGTTTCGGTCTCAGGATTGTATGCGCGGACATTGATTACCTGCTCGTCCTTATCTGTGATACGGGCGACCAGAATTCCATCGTCATCAAGTGCTTTCCAACCCGGGTGAGCACTGTTTGTGAGTTCCACTTCGATGGTGCAACCATCGTCAGCGGAGAAGTCGAGAGCGATGTAGTTACCGGACTGCTCAGTAGCGTCGCCGCTGAAACCTGTGTAGCCGGTGACATATTTAAGTGTGCCGGTGACTTTGTAGTCATCGTCAATCGCAATATCTGTTTGCAGATCGCTCGCGGCCTTGCCGAGGAGCGTTGTGCCTGTCGACGTATCTGCCTCAACCGACAGGCTATTCAAAAAGATGCGGCGATCTTGAACAGTTTAGTCGTGTCTGTAGCGGCGGCCAGATAGTACTTACGGGTGTAGACCCAGTTCTGTCTGATGTTTGCCATGCTTTCAGAACGGTTGCCGATGCTGAACTGTTCAACTTCTGTACCCTTCTTTGTGAATACTGTGACGGCTTCACGTGTACCACCAACGATCAGGCCCGGAGTAGCATCCTTCTTGACATAGAGGTTGATGCCCGCAACTGTGCCGACATAGCCTTCACGTGCAAATGCTTCAACATACTGCAGGCCGCCATTAGCGCCGATCATAGCCTTACGAATAGCGGCGAGATCAGTCGGTGATACGAATGCGAATGTTTCAGGAGCACCCTGATTGATTGATTCTGCACGTTCCTTAGCGCGTCTGCCTGTGGAGGCGATGGACAGAGCGGCAGAAGCATCGACGAATGCGTTGAAGTATGCTGTGCCAGAGAGGACGATCTGGTTTGCTGTGATTGCCTTTTTGAATTCTGTGAAGATGTCAGCGTTGACGTGGTTGTACATATCGACAGCGGCGTGTGCTACACCAGTCGGTACGACCATCGGGTCTGTCATGGCCTCTTCGTCATAGTAGGCGAATCTATTCTGTGCCATTTTAATGACGTACTGCTTCGGAGAGAAACCTACTTCGATTGTCTGAGTGTTGCCTTCACCCATCGCCAGTTCCTCTGTTCCGTTTGATGCAGAGTAGACGTTGATCTTCTTGATCATGCCCGGGACGCCTTCAAGAGTGTTGTCCTGAATGCAGAACTGGTTCAGGTCAAGAAGGCTGTTAAACTGGTCCTCAACCTCATTCTCCAGAATGAAATTAGAATACACTGTATTGGACATTATTATTGTTCTCCTTAACTCTTTTCGTAGAGTTCCTTGTATTCCTCAGGATTCTCCTGAGCGAATTTGTACCGATCTGCCTGTGACAGGTTGCGGAACTTCTCGAGAGTCATACCCTCAGTGCTCTTACCTGCAGGCGGGGTCGGTGTGCCCTTCAGCAGTTGAGCCTTGATATCCTGCTCACGCTTATCCAGAAAGGCTTTCTGGTTTGCGAACACAGTCTTCAGGTCGCCGTTGTAGAGGGCCTCTGCTGTCTGCAGAGCCATCGCCCCGTCGTAGCCCATCTTCAGGAGTTCAGCGGAGTTCTCGGTAATAGCGATACGCTTCGAGAGTTCCTTGTTCTCGTCGATGAGTCTCTGACGGTTCTCCTCTTCTTCAGCCGCCTTGATCTCGGCTTCAGTCTGCTTGGTTCTTAACTGCTTCTTGTAGTCGGCCGCTTCGGAATTTGCCTTAGACAGCAGTTCCTTGAGGCGTTTTACTTCGTCGGTCTCAATTGTTCCCCTCGGCGCGTTCTCTTTGTCCTCAGGTTTCTTGAGTCCCATGTTCTGGATCGCTACCGCGATCTCGTCCTCGGTCATGCCTTCCTTATAGGCGTCTCCGAGCAGTGCCTGTAAATACGTGTTAGCCATTGCTATAGTTCCTTCCTGCGATTAACGTCTTCCCTGACGGTATGTGCGATTAGAGTCTTCCCTGACTTCGTATTACTTGGCTGAGAATGTCAGCCAACAACGACAATTTACGTTGTTACTCGCTTCCTCGAACGCGCCGGGGTACGGGGCGTGGTCGTTGTCCCACGTGTAGAACTCCTCGTCCCAGTCCACGGTCACGCCCTCGAGCGGGTCGTGTGTATCTCTGACGCGGTCATCCATCATGGTGTTCCACGTCTTCGTGTAGTTCTTCCCGGTGGTCTTCTTGTAGTCCTGCGCCAGACTCTCACCACCGGCGTTGTAGTCCCTGTGATACTCAGAGGCGATCAGGTTTCCGAGCAGGCCCTCGTCACCTGAGGACACATACTCCCTGACCTTGTCCTCGAAGTCCTTGCCGTCGTATTGCTTATAGATCGTATCGGCCATAAGCGCGGCCTGTTCCTTCTCAGACATGAGGTCCTCGTAGTACGCCAAGTCGGCCTCATCGAGACCGAAGTCGTCACAGGTGTGCCTGCGGCCTAGCATGTAAGCATGAATGAGAAGGTCCTCGATCTGACGTACTGCCTCGTCGGGACTCTCTTTCACGACGTCTGCCGCAAGCAGGTGCAGTTCATCAAACTCTGCTAAGTACTCTTCTCTGCTCATAAGAAAAAGGGGACGTATGGCTCAGCACCATATGTCCCCTTGGACCTCCTATTCCTGAACTGGATTTTCTTTACTAACGGCTTTCCGCTTGATCTCGATTACTACGATCTTCCCGTTCTCGATCTTTACCTCGGCGGGATTCTCATGCACGAAGAGGATCGTCCTCAGTGCTTCGATTGTCTGTGGACTCAGTGTCCGTCTGCTCATTGAGTACTCCCTCCTCTTTCATGTACGCCTCGCTCTCGAGGTAAGCGCGTTCCGGGTCTGCGAACATGCCGCAGTGTTCGAACGCCAGTTTCGGGGCGATCTTGTCGGAACTCAGCATAGAGATCAGTACCTGCGACTTCTGCAGGATGTTCTCGTAGTTTCTTCTGGTGAAGCGGATCTCGATGTCCCTGAGTCTCAGGTCCATGCCTGCCAATGTGCGGCAGATGGTCAGGATCAGTTTAAGCGCTCTGCGCTCACTGACCTTGAACATCTCTTCCGTATTCTTGGCCCGGGCTTCAGCATCCGACCAACCGTCACGGACGATGGTAGCAACACCGGTATCACTGGTGGAACTGCCGCCGTTCCGGTTCGGCATGCCGACGATCTCCAGTACCGTCTGGTACTGGTGATCGACTAGCGTCTCAGCGCTGTTCTGGTTCAGGTCGTTCACCAGATATCTGACGTCCGCCTTGAACTGCGGGTCGACATCCTTGACCTTGATAGCACCCAGATCCTTCAACTGAGCGAAGTCTTCTGCGGTGATATCTACGTTCTGGAACAGCATCAGGGCCTGTATAAACTGTTCGAGTCCGTTCTGTCTGTCACTGGCCGTCTCGTTCATCGCATCAAGCAATGGCAGGACGACCTCGAAACAGCCCATCCGCTCCTGATTGAGCGGGTACTCGATGATCGGTACGGCTCCGAGGATGTGCGGCTCCTCCTTCATGATGAAGAACGAGTCGTTGATCTCGAAGTACGTGTCACGTGTGTAGCAACTGTAGATCGTTACCTGATCCTCAGTCGTGACGTACGTGACACCAAGCACCGGCTCGCGGTCCGGTGTGTTTCGCATGACCACGAAGGTGTTACGCGGGTCCATCGTGTACAGTTCGAATGGTGCTTCGTCTCCGTCATCGGAGAACTCCACGGAACTGTCAGGCAGGATCATCCGGTAGCCAAGTCCGCAGATGTGGTTCCAGTCGGCAAGTGTCTTGTCTTTCGTCGCCTTATCCTCCGCGAACACGTAAGCGTTGAGGTCTGCGATCTCCTCGCTCACCCGCTCGTCGGCGGACTTGCTGATGTACTGGATCGGTTCCCCGAAGCAGTACCCTACCTTGAAGTTGACGATCTGGTTCGCCCGGTTCTCCACGATCTTGTGGTTGATCTCCCCCCGTACTGCCTTGACCCTCTCGAGGATCGGCTGAATGCCCTTGTAGTACTTCCACAGATACTTGATGTCGATGACATTCTTCCTGTGCACGATCAGGGCGTTCTGCAGTACGGTGACCACGTTGTCCCGGGTAATGACGCTCGCGTCGGTCAGGATCTCCCGCCGACCGGGATGCGGTCGAAACCCTGCCGGGTATTCTGTATTGATCGTATTCCCCATGTCATTACCTCCTTCGCCTGTTTATACACACTAACTATGCCATGCGTACGTGTACATCATCAAACGCTTTATTTGATGGGCTTTCAGAAGGGTCGGCTGATGATCTCGATCTGGTTTTTCGTGTACTTCCTGAGGCCGTTCTCGAGCATGGCAAGCGAGTCGGGAGCGTCGTCATGGGGCACCTTGCCGCTTCGCGTGTAAGTCGTAAGGTTCCTCATGAATGCGGCGTACTGGCTGTTCCTGTCATAGGTAGAAGGATCCTTGAACCAGAAGTGCTTGATGATGCTGTCGCTCGCCATCTCGATCCTAGTCTGCTTGTTGCTTACGGTCCGCTTCGTACGTATACTGGTCCGACCACCCATCTGCTTCTGCAGTGCGTCGACGTCCCGGGCGAAGTACTCACCGGCGTTGTTGCTCTCAAACGTGGCCTGCGTTACGCAGTTATCCACGAGGAGACGGGCCACCTCCGGTTTCGTCTGCTCTGGCGGCGCGTCGTCGAATACAACTGCGTCAATATAGACGTCTTCGCCGTAAAGAAGGCCTACAGGTACGGAGGTGTAGTCTGAGCCGCGCTCGGCCGTATCACCGAACGCCACGACCGCATCAGGCTCCATGTCAGCCGGGAGGTTGAAGTAGTAGTTCAGTTTGTCCTTCGGGAACAGCATGCCCTTCGCCTCGAACGGCTGTTGCTGAAACTCGCTCTCAAACTGCTCTGCGGTGATCAGGTCCCTCTGCTCCCGGAAGTACGCGGTCGTGAACATCATCCTCCCGGTCTTCGGGTTGAAGAACTCATAGTTGCTCTCGTCGTCTACCGGGTCGAGCGCCGGGATCTCGATCGCCCGCCAGTCCCATTTCTGCTCGGCCGCGTAGTCCTGCATCCGCCCGATCGGGTCGTACAGCGAATACCTTGTGCCGCACATAACCAGTGGGGTTCCCTCAAGTGCACGGCCCATGACGTCACCGGTGATGATCTCCCACTTCTTGTCCAACTGCAGTCTGTTCTGCGCCTCCTCGCGCCCCTCCACGCAGTCGTCGAGGTACAGCAGGTTCGTCGCCTCCGAGAGACCTACCTGCCGCGCGTCGATCGACCGGCACATGATCGTCGGGAACCTCGACCGCTCGTCCAAGTTTATCGTGTTGATGTCGGCGTTGGTCTGCCTCAGCCGCGCTCCCGGGAAGATGTCGTAGAACGTGTACTCCTCCTGATTCTGCAGGTACTCGAGGCACCCCTGATAGAAGGACCTGACGAGCGCGTCACCCGTCCCCTCCATCAGCGAGGACCCGTTCGGCCGCCTCCCAGAGAGCCAAAGAACGTAGTTTACCCCCAACTGGCTCTTCCCTGCTCTCTTGGGCAGGGAGATCGTCAGCAGGCGGTACCGCCCCTCCGACAACTCCTGATACGCCTCGACGATCGGCCTCAGGTACCCCCGCCGCGGCGCGTAGAACTTCTTCTCGCTCGGCCGTCGGAACTCCACCGCCTGCAGGTAGTCCTCGAACCACGCCGGCGCTGACAGCACGAGCGACTGGTACAGCGTCTCGTGCAACATCTCCGCGTCGTATATGCTCGCCGTCGTGTCGTCGAGCGCCCGGTTCAGCCTGCTGAGCACGATCGGCCTGAAGACGTGCCGGTTCTCCTCGTGTCCTGCCGCAGGATCCTCATCGATCCACCCCCGCATGAGGGACAGATAGTCCTCGTACAGGCCTCTGGAGTACGGAGAGCGTTCGATCTCCTGTCGGATCGTGCCCGTTATCTGCTTATAGTCAATACTCATCGGATTCCTCCTGTCATCTGAACATAAAAAGGGCCGGACCCGGCAGAAATTCGTGCCGATCTTGCCCTTTGGCCGTCATTATTCGTACGAAAAACGGGTTTTACTCCGCTTCATCCTTCAGGATAGGCTCGTGAACGCCCTTTACCCAGTCCATTTCACCGTAACGGTACAGACCACGGTAGGTATTTCTGTTCGCGATCATCGTTCCGACCCCTCCTGAGTAGAATTTTACACCTTTTCTCGGGTGAAAGTCTGGATTCTCGTTCAGTCTGTTGGCAATCTGGTTGTTTGAGACCCCCTGATCGTGCAGATTGAAGACAAAGCGAACGACTTTTGCCTCCTCTTCGTCGATCACATAGCCACCATCGACTATCCGGTAGCCATATGGAGTGTTTCCACCGGCATAACCACCGTGCTTGGCCTTTGTCTTTCGGCCTCCTTCGGTACGCATGCGGATCGTCTCCCTCTCCACATCAGCCATAATGGCCATAAAGCCTTCGAGGATCGTTGCGGTGATCTTGTCCTGCGATCCCCAGTCCTCCTTCACACTTACGATTTCGATGTTTTTACGGGCCAACAGGTCTTTGTAGACGTAATACGTGGTCACGTCGCGGGAGATGCGATCTGCCTTGGCAACGACGATCACCTCTATTGGCGGGTTGTGTACTTCGTCGCCGAGGATCTTGCTGAGTTCGGGCCGGACACGAGACGCGCCAGACACGCCCTCCTCAATATACCAGTCGTTCTCGTCGATCTCGATATCATTATCTGCACAGTAGCGCTTGATATCGGCGATCTGTGATGGGATCCCATACTTGTCGTCTTTTGCCTGCTCTTCCGTTGATACGCGGACATATGCTACACCTTTCTTCATATGATGTTTTCCTCCTATGAAGAGTATATAGGATATACGCCTATTCGTCAATACAGAGTTTAGGTGTATTTAGTGAATAGGTTATTTAGGCATAAATAAGGTATTAGGGGATAAGCGTGATCCCCTTTTTATTTTGCGCGGAATTTTTGGGGGTTACCCCGGGCGGCAGGCGGCGGTTAGTTCCCCCTAACCCCAGCACTCCCAGATCGTGAGTGCTAATTGGTTGGACGCGCAACTACTTAGCAGGCGGGAAACTAGAGTGCTAATATGCTGACCCCCGGTCAAAAAAAAGTTAGTCTGATCTGACCGGCCTGCATGCATGCCTCCATGCTTGCATACTCCCATGCATGCAAACCCGGACCGCCAGACAGGCGGACCCCGGCCCCGGACCCCGGGCGGCTGTCACGCTGTCACGCTGTCAGCAGGGCCGCTCGGCCGCCAGACAGGCGGACCCCTTCCCCGGATCGGACCCGGCCGCCAGACGGGCCGCAAACGCGCGGCGGCGGCCCTCTGATCAATATATAGCGCGGAAAGCGGACCGGACCCCGGCCGGGGTCCTTCCCTTCCCTACCCGGATCTGGTCGGGAGGCCGGGCCGGGGAAGTCCGTCTAATCTTGAATAGACGTGCACGGCCCGGCCGGGCGGATCAGCCCCGGAAAGTCATCACATAAGTTTCCCAAATTGTGTGAAATTATGTGAAATGCAAAAAAGGGGGCTTGACAAGGGGCACCCCGTCATATATGATGAGTGTGCCGGGGCACCCCGGCCGGGGGCGGTCCCCGTTACCAACCGGCCCCGGTTTAGCCGGGTGAAACCCCGGAGGGGTTGAGACAGGGAGCCCGAGGCGGTGCAAACTCCCGCCACCGCTGACGGCCCCCGGTGAGTTGGCGCGGGGCCAGCGGGAGGGCCCGAATAGTTGAAACGGCGAATGGAAAGGAGCGCCGAAAAACCCCGGTTCTTTGAAAACTTGTCATCACGTCGCAAGGGCTCAGCCCGGGACCATAGGGCCCGGAGGAAGCCCCGGCGGCGATGTCGCGACCATGAAAGCATGGATGGCTAAGCGATCTGAGTATCTTATATAAGCCCTCAGCCGCCCGGACCGAAAGGCCCGGGGAAACCGGACCGAAAGGCCCGGGGTGGACCCGCCCGGAAAGGCCAGAGCCAGATCAGCCCGCCAGAGGTAACCCACCCATGAACGAATGCGCACCGGCGTATCGGTGGCATGCATATCCCGAAAGCAAAGTGTCGATACCCCTAG